CGTCTGTAAGTTTCTTGCCCGCGTCCTGCAGCTTTTTCCCCGCCTCCTGCATCTTCTGGTTAAACTCGTGATTCTGCAAGTTGACGGCTCTAAGTTGTTTTTCGTAGCTCTTTAACTGACTTTCGGTTTTAATAAGTTCGCGCTGGAAAGCTCGGTATTGACCCTCTGTGATGTCGCCCTTTTGGAATTGCTCATTGACTTGTTCCTGAACACTTCTCAGTCTGTCAAGTTTTTCACGGGTGTTTTCTACCTGTTCAGAAAGTAATTTTTGTTTTTGGGCAAGTAATGTTGTTGATTTGGGATCAAATTTCAAAAGTCGCTCGACCTGGCGCAACTCGCTCGCTATGTCTCTAGCATTCTCATTGACGTCCTTGAGAGCCTTTGAAAGGCCTGTAGTATCAGTGCCAATAACTATATTAATCCCACGTATTGTTTCAGCCATAAAATTTCACCCCCTTAAAGGAGAAACCCCCTTATCGGGGGTTATGATAATAGCTTGTCTATGTCTTCCTGAGTAGCTTGCCTTGGACCGCTGCCAGTATGAATATCAATCATCTCAATAAAGTCCCGTACTCTCAACTCATTTAGCTCTGAAAACGACAATCCAATATGCTTTGCATTTGACAGTAAAATTAAATCAAGCCTATCAGATATAGGCTCATTACTTTTCTGGCTGTTTTTCCTTTGCGGAACGAAAAAACCCGTCTGTAGCTTCCTCTATTATTGCCATCATGAATTCCTGGTCTGCAAGGTCTATGCTGTCTAACTTTGATAACCAGGTTTCAAAGTCTGGGAATTGTTTTCCAAAATTGTCAGCCTTGTTCATGGCATAGCAAATCTGCAATATTTTAACTGAGTCAAAACCACTGAAGTCTCCATTTCCAATTTCAGCCATGTCCTGAAAGCTAACTAAATCTTCAATTAAATCTTTATTAAAAGCTTGTCTGTAATATAAAAGGGCTAAAGGACTAGCCTTTAGCCCTAGCTCTTTTTCGCCTATTTTAACTGTTCTCATTCAATAAAACCCCCCTCTGCGCTTGTGTCAGGTAAAGTTACCTGCTCAAAGAAATCATCGTATACCTCCTGATTGTTATCAGACAGCTCAATGACACTCTTAATTATTTTGTTACTCTCAAGTGGGAGTATCGTCAGGCTTACAGTGTCAGTATTAGGGGTTACACTGGCCTCTGTAGTACTGCTTTCCTGACCAGGTCTGCTGGCTTTGCAGCGATAATATACAAATCTACGGTTTTTCTGATCTCCCTGGACCTGTCCCATCAAAGCGAATTCTTTTGGTTCATCATCGGCTGATTCTACCAGCATTCCATTATTATCAATAGTCATGCCCAGCATTCCTGCAAGGATATCATCAGGGATATTAGCTACTTCCAATTCTCCGGTATAACCGTTGTTTGTTGTATGAGTGAAATATTTAGTATTGTCAGCATAGAATTCTGATTCTTCTCCTTCTGGGGATGTTGAAAAACTTACTGCCCCCTTTATTGCTCGCGGTGGGTCCCAAGCAGGTGTTTCTGATGTTGATCCTTCACTGAAAAAAGCTATATGGACCTGTTCAAGTCCGTATTTCACTTTGTTTACACTCATAAAAATCTAACCTCCTATTAATTGGATTTCGTAAATTATTTGATACAAGTCTTCACTATCTAAAAAAGTCTCCACTTTGGTATAAGGAAGACGTAATTCTTTAAGCCTATTTTCAATTAACTGTTCAGATGGCGGATGTTTTGTCGTTGTATACAATTCAAGCTGATATTGCCCTACATCTTGATAGTTTTGGTTATCGGCTATCATGTCGTTATTATAAGCAAAGTTAACTGTACAAAAGGGAATTGACGGTGTTGACTTAAAGCTTCCGTAAGTGCAGGGGAAACCCAGGGCTTTTATTTCTTTAATCAGATCCATGTAAGTCATAACTAACCACCACCATTTTTGATGATTTTTTTAATCCGCTTCTCCATCTCCGGTACATGCCGGTCGTAAGCAGGCCTTAGGTGTGGTCTGGCTGCAACTCTGCCGCCGTTTTTCTTTGCGTGTCCAAATTCCAGAAGGTGCACTATACCGGGCTTTTCTTTGTTATATATGGTGTACTTTATCTGACCGTCGGCGGTGCTCTTCTTTCTGGCCCAGCCTTTTTTATATTCTCCTGTCTTTACTGGAGAATTTGCTTTTACTTCGTTTAAAACTGTTCTAGCGGTATTGTTTACTTCCGCCTCTATTGCCTTGCTAACGTCTTCTGTATATTGCTGTATCGCCTGAGTTATTTCAGCAGTTAGATTATCGATACTTACTTTTTTAGCCATTTGCGGCCACCTTCTCGCAAGTTAGCTCTATCTCCTCAAAACCTGTTGCATACGTTCTTATGACTTTATATATTTCGCCTTCAAATTCTACTTCTTGCTCGCCTTCATACTCGTAACCATGTATTACAAAAATAATTGAAGGCTTTAGCCCGGTCATAGCTGCATTGTAAAATTCATTTCTGCCGATAGATTTAATATTGCATAAGACAGGTTTTCTAGTTTCTACTGGAACCTGATTGCCCCACTCGTCTTCTTCGTAAATATGCCCAATTAAAATTAATTCATGGTCATAAGTCATTGTCATCACTTTCTTTACTTGCATGGATTACAAGATTATGCATCCTAAATTGAAGATGCCTGGGCATAGCGCCTTCACTGTCTCTGTTCTGATACCGCCATGTAGAGTAATCTACCACAAACATCAAATGATAAGGGTTAGCACCATCAAGCACTAACCCTTGCGCATCTTCCAGCTCTGTAATCACACCTTCAATTATTGCAGTCAGGTATGTATCCCTGACTGTGCTGGATATTCCTAATCTTGCTTTAACCAATTGTAATACTGTTTCTGTATTCATTACATCACCCCTCAAGGGCAGCAATTATTTCTGCTTTTGTCATTCTATTGTTCAGCCCTTCAATTCCTTTTGCCTCCGCGTATTCCAGCAGTTCTGCTTTTGTCATGTTTTCCAGGTCCAGTTCTTTATTTTTTACTTCTTTCTTCTCTTCTACAGGAATGACAAGAGAGGCAGAGCCCCAATACTCATACCTCTCCTGTGTAGCCTCAAATATTTCACCAGGATAGCGAAGTTTTTTCTCCCACCCGTCGTTGAACAGCTTTAGCGCCTTAACTCTAACCACTTATACCGCCCCTGACGGGTTGGCAGTGTCTGGAGCGAATACTACATCGTCAGGGTCAGGCACTTGCGGGTTAGCCCCCTGGTCGATGGTTATACCAACGAATGCCTCACCAAAAATTGGACGGCCATCGTAACGTGCGGTACCCCTGAACACGGTATTATCCTGTATAAACTGCACATGTTCAGACTGTGCAAGCTGTACGCCAGCACGCTCTGCCAGGAGATACAAGGATCCGTATCCACCGATAATATGGTTGTTCGGGATGAAGTCGAGCAGCACAGCTTCGCCTCCCATAACGGGCATTGTGTTCTGTACTCCTGCTACAATAGCACCAGCAGCATTGAAGTTGATAGCCTTGCTTTGCAGAATTCTGTATGTTTGAGTGTTCATTGCCCAGAATAAGCCGCCATTTGAGTAATTTGCCTGAATGACGCCGAGTTTCAGTATTAAATCAGCAAAAAACTCGGCAGGAGTGGTGGCTGCAGGGTCAATTGCCAGTAGGTTGGTTGCGCTCAGGTTAGTCCAGGGTCTTTCACGGTTACCCCAGTAAGCAGGCTGTTGTACTTCTGCTAAGCGGGTAACGATACCGACAGGCATCTTGACACCAGTACCGTACAGGATTGCCTTGTCCAATGCCAGCCCGATTCCCTGGCTGATGATGTCCAGCACTTCACCTACAAGGTTGATGTCGCTGTCCTCAATAATAGAATTCGGAATAGCCACATATCCGCCTACCTTGTAGCCATCGACTTCAAGCTGGTTGAACACGATGTCCATTTCGTTCAGGGTGCCTACCATTTCGGTCCAGATGCCTTCAGGAATTGCGCCCAGTATATTCTGCCTTGCTGTTCCGCCTACGGGTCTGACATTTACTTTACTATACAGTTTGCTGTAACGGTGCAGGTTGTCTCTGAGTAATCCCAGTAATATGTCAGGAATTAATAATTCTGCACCTGTTACGGCCCTTTCTTCCTGGATTCTTGCCCGTATGTTTTCAGCGAATTCTTTTACTTCCGCCCTGTTGAACAGATCCTCGATCTGCTCCCGAGTCATGTCATGATAAATTCTATTACGCATTCTTATCTCCCCTCTCTGTGATTTTGTCCTGGCTGCCTGGGATATAGGTTCTTTGGACTTTAGCTCCTCAAGTTCTCCTTCCAGTGCAGCAATTTCAGCCTCCAACTTTAACTTCTTTTCTTCCATTTCTTTTTCTTCTTTTTCTATTTTCTCTACCGCCTCTTCAATGACACCTAATTCCTCTTCATTTTCAACCTCTTCTATAGCTGTTTCCAGTTCCTCAGAGCGTTTCTTGAGTTCTGCTTCCTGTTTGAGCAGTTCCTCCAGAGCAGCTTTCCGCTGTTCAATTTGTTTGATTAACATTAACTGTTTAAGCATCTTTTCTCAACCTCTCTTTCAGTTGTTTTTTCTTTGCGTCTAATAAACGCTGCCTGTATTGTTCTACCTGTTTTTTTCTTGCCTGCACTCCCGTATCTTCGTAGGCCGGGAAGGTGCAAACTGAAACCTCATGTAGGTCTATCCCTGTAATGGTCCATTTTACCGTGCCATCATCCCGCCAGTCTGTTTCTTCGGAGGTGATGTTGAAACCGAAGGAGCACTGGTCAACGTCACCCCGCTTTACGCGCTCATAAAGATTTACTGCGTCGCTGTCTTTCGGGTTAATCTTCACCCGACCCCAAAGACCGTAACTATCAGTTTTAAGCTCTAGGGTTCCAGCTTTAGTCCGACCCAGGACCAACGTGGTGTCATGGTTTATCAAGGCCCTGATGTCGTTATTTAAGGTTTCGTCAAAGGCCCCCGGTGCAATCTCCTCATAAGCCCCCGGCCAAAGCTCCGTTTCTCGGCCAAAAACTGCAAAATAACCTTCGATATACATGTCCTGGGCATCAGGTTCTACCCTTGTTTTGAGTTCTGTTTGCAGGCTTCGGGTTTGCTTAATCTTCCTGTCCATCGTTCTCACCCCCCTGGATAAGTTTCTTTTGGTCGCCTATCATTCCAAGTGGTATATAGTTTTCAAGGATAACCAACTCGGACAATCCTTCTTTTGGCGACATGCCCAACCAGTCTCTTACTTCGTTCCCGGACATAATACCCCGGACGTACATATTAGCTCCTACGTCGGCCAACTCTTTTATGTCGTAGGCATACAAGCTCCTGGGATTGAATTTAAAATACAGGTCCGGACTCCAAAGCAGCTTCCTGGTCAGTTCTTGTTCTATGCTTTTGGCAAGCGGCAAAATGGTGGAGTTGATGAAGTTGTTATACTCCTCTTTGTTGTACTCGCCAACACCCAGCATAAAAGCAGGCACTCCAAATATACCTGCTACGGTCTTTTTGTCAAGCTCCACCGCCTCGTTTATTGCTATGTCTTTAAGCGAAAGAGGTTTAACCTGTTCCACTTCAAGCAACTCTGCTGGTATAATCCAAGGGCGCCCCGCTTCACTGGATTCA